ACCGTCCTCAGCGACCAGCGGCTGCACAAGCTCCGGATCGAGCACATGCAGCTTGACCACGATGCCCCGGCCGTCCCGCTGTTTCAGGACATAGGTGTTGCCCCTCTGAAGCTTGGACAGGACCCACGATTCCATGAACTGGATGCGGTTCTGCCAATCGTTCGGCTTGCGAAGCACGGGCGAGTAGGCCGGATTGCTCGTTTCGGTCCAGATGCCGTCGCTGTCCTTCGCGACGAGCTTTATCCGAAGCTTGGAGATGTCCGACGCGATCAACGTCTGGCACGAGAAGACGGCGTGGTTGGACACCACGCTCGATACCCTCACCTCGACGTTCTGTTGCCATGCGCCAGTGAAGCTCTCCTTGATGATCGGCCACCATCCGCCGCGAGTGTCGGGGCGCGAAAGATTGCCTGCCGCCTTCTCGCGGGTGATGTTGAAGCCAAAAATCTGCATCTATCAGTCCTTCGCCTTCATACGGCGGGTCTGGTACTTCTGGCGGGCTGGCGCTGCCGGTGTCGGCTTCGAGCCGCGCTCTTCGTCGGCCGGCTTGTCAGCCGCGTCTACTTCGCGGGCTTTCCGAATTGCCTTCAGCAACTTCCCGTCGCGTTCGGACGCCTCAAACGCGTCACCGGCCTGTAGATCCTTGCCGCCGTAGAGCATGGATTTCGTGGCAATGAGTTTCATGACATCACTCCTCGGGAATGGGAGAGGCGCCCCGTAAGGCGCCCCTCGTGCTTCAGCCCGTGTAGGCCGCGCTGTCGATGAACTGGACAGCACCGGGGCGGCGCTTCGTCCAGTTGATGAACCGTTCGGCACGAATACCGACGAGGTTCATTTGCCAGAGCGAAACCATGACAGTGGCCGCGACCGGCGGGTTGGACGGCGCGCTGTCCATCTGGAGCGATGCCTGATTGCTGGCATCGAGGAGGGTTTCCCCGTCGTCAGCAAGCATGATCTCCGAAGCCTTCGCCAGGATGATGCGATCCCCGGCGCCAACAATCGGATCTCCCGAGCCCGCATTCGCGGGGATGTTCTCGGAAAGCACGACCGGCAGGCCGAAGAACTTGCCGCCGCTGTCGCCGTTGATGTTGATTTCGGGGAATTCACGCTGCCCGAGGGCGTTGAGCATCAGCGCCAGGCTGAGTGCGCGCATCTCGGTCATGATGAAGACGGCACCGGAGAGGGAGAGGTTCGCCGTGACGAAATTCCCCATCAGCTTCTGCACGTCCCGCCGAACATGGTCGGCAGTCGTACCGCTCGCGACGATCGGCGTAACGCCGTTGGTGATCGACGCAGGTTTCACGCCAGTGGTGCCGGAATTGGCAGGGTCGACAAAGTCGCGGTCCATGGTCTGAACGATGGTATCGATCAGATCCTGGCGGACGATCTGTTCCGCCGAGGGATTGGAGAACCGGACGAGTTCGTCGGTCATCACGACGATGCCGGCCAGCTTGGTCACGCCGAGACTGATCTGGTCGAAGGCCAGTGCCGAGACCGGCTTAGGTGCGCCCTCACCCACCCACGACGCGGAGGATCCACCAGTCTGGCGCGGCACCTTGATATTGAAAGGCACGTTGCGCAGGCCGGGAATGCGACCGATGATCGTCTGCGGGCGCAGGAGTTCAGCGAACTCGGAAGCCATGTTCTGATATTCGACCAGAGGCTTCGCCCACGCGGAGTCCGTGGTCGTACCGGCAGCGACTGCCGCCTTCAGGACCGCGGAGACTTCCGGCGTCTGGTCATCCCAGCGCTTCGAAATCTCAGCCGCCTGCATCAGGTTGCCCTTGGATGCCATGAGGGCCATCGCGTAACGCGTGAACGCGGTTCCCTTGGCAACGTTCGGCTTCACCGTGATCGGAGCCCCGGAGCGAACGGCCGCGCCATCAGCAGCAGTCTTGATCTGGTTTGCGACCACCGGCTTTGCGGAGATGGCCTGCGCCTTCTCCAGAGTGCGGAGACGCTTCAGGTCGCCGTCGATCGCCTCGACTTCACCCTCCAGAGTGTCGAACTCTTCCTGCTCGGCCTGGTCGGTCGAACGGCCTTCGTCCATGGACTTCTGCATGACTTCGGCCATGCGTGCGGACTTGGCGAGGCGCGAGGCCTCAAGTGCCGCGATCTGTTCTGCAATGGTCTTCATTTCATTGCCCTCCTTCGGGCGCAAGTTAACGGGTTTGTTGGATTTTCCCGAAGCGCCGGGAGAGACATCGGCAGGACGCTCGATAGTGCCTGTCGCGGCAGGAGCGTTCGTGTCGAATTGCTTGACGAGGGCGAGGCCCTTCGCGTCCATGTTCTTGATGCTGGTCATCACCGCGTCCGGCTGTGCCGGGATAGTGACCGCGGAAAGCTCGTAGACCTCAGTTTCAGAGAACCGGATTCCGCCGTTCTCGATGAAGCTGTATTCGATGGCCCGAAAGCCGATGGAGACGGCGCGGACAAGCCCAAGCTTGATCGACTGCCACGCCTCATCGATCCGGTCCTTCAGGGTTCCGGGCTCGTCCAGGATAGGAAGTTCCGCCTCGAACGTGATACCGTCTGCGGTAGGCTTGTCGAACTTGACCGTGCCGATCGGCTGGTGATGGTCGTGCTGCCACAGGAACGGCATCGGATTGGTGAACTTCACCCCGAGCGGCTCGACAACGTCACCGACGCGATCGACGGCCGGAGTCGTGGCAATGCCGCGGATGATGCGCTTTTCCTCGTTTACGGCCTTAATGGTGAGGTACGAGTAGGCGCGGCGCGTCACAGTCATGACGACCTCCAAAAGTTAGCTTGTCGGGATTGTTCAGCCGATGATGACCATCTGATATTGCTTGGCCTTGGCGCCCTCGTAGGACTTGGCCGCACCTATAGCCATGCAGAGAGCCACGGCAGCGTCGATCTTGTTGACGGCCCGCTCTTTCGCGAGCCAGTAGTTGCCCCAGCGGTCCTGATCGGTAACCGCGCTCATCATGGCTGAGATGAGGACCGGGTTCCTCTTGAGCCTGATCCGGCCTTCCAGCAAAGCATCTTCCAGCTCGCGGACAGAGCCAGGCATCCACAAGCCCTCGGGTTCGCGATCCGCTGCCTTTGCCGCCTCCGCCATCTCTTCGTTCGGCTTGCCCTTTTTGGTCCCGCCTTGCGGGTGCTCGACAAACTCGACATTGATCCCCAGCGCCTCACACTCAGGTTCGAAGCCCCGGCGAAAGGCGTAGCGGTCATAGGCAACACACTTCACGTTGAAGTCGTGCGCATACTCCGCAAGGGCCTGCGCTACGTGATCGAAGCGGATGCTTTGCCCCTTGGGGGCGTGGAGATGTCCTCCGTCCACCCACTGGCGGTAAGGAGCCTTGTCCTTGAGGCCGCGGGCGTCCAGCGTGTCGCCAGGTGTCCACGCCTCAATCCATGCGTCATAGGTTGGCTTTCGAACGGTCTGCTTTTTCCCATCCCGCTCGGATGCTACCTCGATCTCTCCGGTTTTGACGACCGCCGCGAGAGCGGTAATGTCCCGGTTCTGTGAAAGGTCGCAACCGATCCATACCTCTTTCCCGTGGTGCTCCCGCTCATCGAAATCTGCGATTGCAGGTTCCAGAGCCTCCCGGGTCATCCAGGCCGTGTCGGCGTCCGTCCACTGGCAGAAATGGAGCCGCAGGATGCCGTTGAGCTTGCTTGGCATCGCCTTGGCCTGCGCAACGACGCCGTGAAGATATTCCTCGGTGATTGTTACGTTCAGCAGCGGGTTTGCCTTGATCCAGCAGGCGGGATCATTCAGCGGATCGTCGCCAGGGTCGAGAGCGCAAACATAGGAGAACGTGCTGTCGTCCAGCGCCTCGCCCAGGTAGTGCGCGTCATCGTCCTTCGCATCCACGTTGCCGGCGGCGACCCTCACCGCGTGCTCATGCTCGGCCCAGCAGATCGAGTTGCGATCCGAGCCGCTGTTCGTGATCATCAGCAAGAGCGGCTGACGACGGAACTTGAAGCCGCGCTCCAGTATCTCGATAATCCCGCCGTCCGAATGCTCGTGAACCTCATCCACAAGCGCGAAGTGAGGTCGAGGACCGGAACCCGTCTTCTTCGTCTCTCGGGAGACAGGGCGGAAAAACGAGCCCTTGGCGAGATACGCCAGATTGTATTCCTTGCCGGGACCGCCGCTGCGCTT